TGCCCTCTCGCGGACAGGAAATGATTGATTTTGTCGAAACAATCATTGATCCAGTTACCGGACAGCCTTTCAAACTACTCCCATGGCAAAAATTGCTTGCAATCGAGATGCACCGGGTCAAGCCTGACGGGCGCTGGCACCATAACGAGGTTGGAGTCATCATCGCTCGGCAGAATGGCAAATCAACTTTTATGCAGCTGCGGATTCTGGCTGGAATGTTTTTATGGGGCGAACGTCTGCAAATCCACACGGCGCACAAACTGACGACGTCATCTGAAATCTTTTGGAAAATTGACGAGATTATTCAAGCCAATGAACAACTTGTGACCCGGTTTGTCAAGAAGTATGAAACCAAGGGTTCCCAGGAGATCCGATTGAACGATGGCACTCGATATCTGGTCAGAGCCAACAACTCGGCATCTCGAGGAATTGCAGCGCCGGATGTAATTCATTTGGATGAAGTCCGTGAATACAAGGATGATGATATTTGGGCATCTTTACGTTTTACTCAGATGGCGTCGAAAAATCCCATGGCAATTATGTATTCGAACGCCGGGGATCAACATTCCGTAATTCTCAACAGAATGAGAGAACGAGGACTTGCTGCAGCTAGTGGATCGGATGATCCGATTGGTTGGTTTGAGTGGAGCGCCGAACCTGGTTGCCCAATCGACGATATTAAGGGTTGGCAACAAGCAAACCCAAGTTTGGGACACACAATTCACATCGATAATTTAAAGGCAGCAATGTCGGATGATGAATCAATTATCCGCACAGAACTGCTTTGTCAATGGGTAAGTCAGATCAACCCAGCCATCAATCCGTCAAGTTGGACAGAGTGCGTCTATGAGGGTACGCTCACTTTGGATCGGGAGCAACCAACTTGGATGGCGATTGATCTGTCACCAGATCGAAAAGCAGCCGCGTTAGTAGCAGCGCAGAAAATGGATGGGGACAAATTCTGCGTTGTTTTACTGGAGACATACACGAATCCAGTATCGATTGACGATAAAGACCTAGCGAACAGTATCGCCGTTTGGACTAAGCGATACAGTACGGAGACGGTCGCATATTCTCGTCAAACGGCTGGCGCGGTTGCTTCTCGGTTGGCTCCAGCCGGAATCTCGACAACTCCAATCGATGGCGCAATTTATGGTCAGGCTTGCGATGAGATGTTGTCGGCAATTACCTCCCAGCGACTTGTTCATGGAAATCAAGCCGAATTAAATAAGCAAGTTTTAAGCGCTGTTAAATTGCCATTTAAAGATGGCGGTTGGTATTTGGGACGAAAGGCGTCCGGTGCCACAATTTGCGCGACCGTTGGAATGGCAATGATTAGCCACTTCGCAACTCGACCAGATAGTGAAATCGATATAATTGTAGGTTGATTATGCTATAATTTTATGCTAATGGGCATCAAAGATTTATTCGCAAAGGCTCCTGAACCCGTTGGACTAACGGTTGACGCAGCTGCGACTCCAGCACCCTTTAATAACACGGTGCAAAATTATTTTTATCCACTTGCAAGCGCTACACGTCAGCAAGCCATGGCGGTACCAACAATTGCAAGAGCGCGCAATATCATTTGCTCAACGATTGCTTCGTTGCCACTTGAACAGCGCATCAAAGTTTCCGGGGTACGAGTTGAACCCAACCGCGTAATTAACCAACCAGATTCACGCGTTCCCGGATCGGCTATCTATTCATACATCGCTGAGGATCTACTATTTCACGGCGTGGCGTATGGACAAGTGTTATCAATGTATGCAGATGGACGTATCCAAGAATGGACACGCGTTTCACCTGATCGAGTTATTCAAACTCTAAATGCACTTCAAACTGAAATCACCGCTTACCAAGTCGATGGAAATTATGTCCCTTCAATGGGCGTTGGCAGTCTAGTTGTATTTAATGGCTTAGATGAGGGATTGTTATCTCGCGCAGGTCGCACGATTCGCGCAGCTGTTGCTTTAGAAAACGCTTCAGAAACTTTTGCAAAAGAACCCGTTCCTATGATGGTGTTAAAGTCAAACGGAACAAATTTGACTTCTGAGCGAATTGGTAAATTACTTGAAGCCTGGCGCGTTGCTCGTTTAAATCGTTCAACTGCATTTTTAAATGCTGATGTTGAATTGCAATCACTTGGCATTGATCCTGATAAATTGCAACTGGTACAAGCCCGTCAATACGTGGCTTTAGAACTTTGTCGAGCTGCTGGATTACCAGCATGGTTCGCAAGTGCAGAACAAACATCAATGACATACTCAAACGCCATTTCAGAGCGTAGATCATTGGTTGATTTCTCCTTGCGACCAGTTTTGACAGCAATCGAACAACGACTATCTATGCCGGACTTTGTAGGTCAAGGCAATGAGATCCGTTATGACTTAGATGATTTCTTGCGTGGCAATCCTTTGGAGCGCGCGCAAGTTTATGAAATCCTAAACAGAATCGGTGCAATGAGCATCGATGAGATCCGACAAGAGGAGGATATGTTGCTATGAAGTTAACATTTCCAGTATCACTAACAGCAGCAGATGCCGATTCACGCATTATTGCTGGTCGAATTGTGCAATGGGATGCAGAGGGCAATACCTCAGCCGGTCGCACAAAATTTCTTCCTAACTCAATTGAGTTTGGTAAAAACACTAAATTAGTTTTAGAACATAATCGCACAAAGCCACTTGGAAAATTAGTTGAATGGTCTCAAGATGATACTGGAATTACAGCATCATTTAAGATCGCAAAGACAACTGCTGGCAATGATGCACTTGAGGAAGCAGCAACTGGTTTGCGTTCTGATTTTAGTGTTGGCGTTGAGGTAGATGCATGGGATAACAAGAATGGCGTCATGGCTATTAGTGCATCCAAACTAATCGAAGTTTCACTTGTAACTGATGGAGCGATCCCAGGTGCAGAAGTGGAAAAGGTAGCAGCAGCCGAGGAACCTGGCGCAGCTGCGACCGAATCAAATCCGGAACCTCAGATCGAGGAACCTACAACAGAAGGAGACGACCTAGTGTCAGAAACCGTTTCAGAAGCAGTATCAACCGAGACGGTTGAAGCTGCTAAGGTCGAAGTTAAAGCAACTTCGTACCCACTTAATTCACAAAGAGTCCGTAATCCAATTACAGACAAGGCTTCATACTTGGAGCACTCAATCCGCGCATCACTTGGTGATGAGACATCAAAGTTATACGTTGCAGCAGCAGCAGATACGACTGACAATGCTGGTCTAATTCCAACACGTCAATTGACTGAAATTGTTAACGGCGTATCAAATGCAGACCGTGGAGCAATCGATGCAATCTCACGTGGCACACTTCCAGATGCTGGAATGTCATTCGAAATTCCTAAGGTTACACAGCCTGCACTTGCTGGCGAAACAGCAGAAGGCGCAGCACCTTTTGAGCAAGATGTAAACACATCCTTCATTTCGGTCCCGATCAAAAAATTTGCGGGCTCTCAGAAATTTAGTGTAGAGCTTCTTGATAGATCTAACCCAGCATTTTTCCAGGAATTGGTTCGCCAAATGGAATTTGCTTACGCAAAGACAACAGACGCATTTGTTGCAACAGGAATGATCAACAACGGTGCTCTTAACGCAACAGCAAACGCTAACTCATCAACAGGAATTCTTGCTTATGTATCATCAGCAGCAGCTGCTGTTTACGGAGCATCACTTGGATTCGCTCGCTCACTTATTGTTTCTCCAGATCAATGGGGTAACATCATGGGCTACAACGACACAGGTCGTCCAATTTACAACGCTTCACAGCCACAGAACGCAGCTGGTGTAGCAACTCCAACATCACTTCGTGGAAACGTTGCTGGCTTGGATCTATACGTATCTCGTAACCTCTCAGGTACAGGCGATTCATCAATGATCGTTGTCAACCCAGAGTCATACACCTGGTATGAGTCACCACGTCTACAACTATCATCTAACTTGATCTCAACAGGTCAGGTTGAAGTTATGTATTACGGTTATGGAGCACTTGCAACAAAGATTGCAAATGGCGCAAACCGTTTCAACTTCACCTAAGAAAAACCACTAATCATGGGGGGGCGGTTGCTCCCGATCGCTCCCCCAGCAGTTTAAGAGAGGATGAAATGCCAACAATTATTACAGCGTCAGAGTTGCGATCAGTGCTTGGCGTTTCATCCGCTTTATACTCAGACGCATATCTAAATGAAATTATTGACACATCTGAGGCAGTTATATTGCCTTTACTTGTTACATATGCTTCACCAATAGCCAAGGTTTCGCTGACTGATAATGTCGCAACCTTTGAGACAGTAGGCATCCATGAATT